GCGGATCTGGAGGGGCTGAAGCTGGTGGATTTTAACCGCTTGCAGGCCGGCTATTTTCGCATGGACAACGACGACGGGCTTTAACCCCAGCGTTATCAAGTCGGCGGCGAAACGTCTGGCGGCGGAAACCGGATTTTCCGCCGCCGAGATCCAGTCGATGCCGTTCGCGGACATGGTGTGGTGGCTCACGGATTGAGCCGCTTTGGGTAGTGCTGGGCACATGGGGGCCATCACATGGCAAACAAAATCGCCCTCGGGCTGGTGATCGGCGGGGCCGTCAGTTCGACGGTCGGCGCCGCTTTCAAAGATGTGACCGGGCGTATCAAACGCCTTGAGGCGGAAGGCAATAAAGCGCGCGTGCTGCAGCGCACGATTGGCGACACCATCCGCCTGCGCGAAGAATGGAAAAAGGCTCACGACACCGGCGCGGCCGGCGCGTCCAAATTACTCAACCGTTTGAACTCGAACCTCGACAGCTTGAAAAAGCAGGGGGTCGAAGTCGGCCGGCTGGAAAAAGCCTATCGCTCGATGGGGCAGACGGCCAACAAAGCCGAGCTGAAAGCCAAGGGGCATCAGCAGGTTGATTCTGGCGTAAAGGGCATGAAGGGCGCCGTCGGTGCTGCGGTGGTCGGCGTCGGTGCCATGGCAGTGCCGACCAAGGTCAGCGCTGATTATGGCGCTATTGTGCGTGACATCGCGATCAAGGCCGGCATTGCCAACAAGCCGCAAGAGCAGGAGATGTCGCGCAAGATCATCGACACCTCACGCGATACCGGCATGGCGCGCAACGATGTGGCCGATGTGGTCAATCAGTTGGTCGGCGCCGGTATGGATCTGAGCAAGGCGCTCGAGTACGCACCGGTCGCCGCCAAGTTTGTCGTGGGGCAGGGATCCAGCGGCGTCGACACGGCGAATATGATCAACGCCCTGGGGCAGAACGCCAAGATCACCGATCCCAAGCAGATGCAGCAGGCGCTGGAAGCGATCGCCTACCAAGGTCAGGCGGGCAGCTTCGAAGCGTCCGACATGGCCAAGTGGTTCCCGGAACTGCTGGCCAACATGGCCGCGCAAGGCATCACCGGCTTGGATGCAGTGACGCAACTGGGCGCCATGCTGCAAGTGCAGATGAAGCAGGCCGGCAGTTCGGACGAAGCGGCCAACAACCTGAAAAACTGGATGGGCAAAATCGGCTCGACCGACACGGTCAAGGCCTACGAAAAAGCCGGCATTGACTATGACGGCTCAATGAAGACTGGTTTGCAAAACGGCCTGTCGACGCTTGAAACCAGTATGGGGCTGGCTCAGAAATACATTCAGGCGACCGATCCGAAGCGTGCTGCGGCCATGGCCGAAGCTACCTCAAAAATCAGCAAGGAAGCCGATCCAGAAAAGGCCAAGGCCATGATGGCCTCGTTTGAAGAATCGCTGCGCACCGGCGACCTGTTCGCTGACATGCAGGTCAAGGCGGCGCTGTCGGCCTTCATGCAGAACAAGGCGCTCTACAGCCAGCTTAAAAACGATTCGCGCGAGGCTTCCGGGATTCTCGACAAGAACCTTGCCGAGCGGCGCGAGTCGTCGTCGCAGAAGTGGGCCGAGATGGCTCAATCGATGGACGACGCCATGCGTAGTGTGGGGGACGCGCTGCGCCCGGTAACGGACACCGTTGCCGAGACGCTGACCAAACTCACCAAGGGCATCACGTCGCTGACTGATAGCGCGCCCGGGGTAGTCGCCGGTATCGCCACAGTCGGGGCGGGGCTGGTCGCCCTTAAAGGTATCGTCAGCACGATCAAGATCAGCAAGGGGCTGCTAAACATCGCGCGTGGGTCGCGGGGTGGCAGGAGTGGAAGCGAAGCCCGCGATAAAAACCCCGGCGAACTTGATCTGGTTGCGACTGGCCTGGATGTTGTTTCTCGGGTGAAGGACGCGGCAACAGGCAGTGGCCTTGGTACTGAAGCTGATGCAGGTAACGACGGCGTCAAAAAGGTTTTCGTCGTCAATGCAGGCGCTATGGGTGGCGGTGTGGATGCGTCGGGCGAATCGCGTCGACGTGGACGTGGGACAAGGCGCAGCGCTCGGCGCCGGTCGTTGCCGAGTTCGAGAGGGCCTCGTCTGTCTGCGCCTCGTCCACCTGTTCCGGCTCCGCGTGCGCCTGTACCGGTTTCACGGCCACCTGTTCCGGCTCCGCGTGCGCCTGTACCGGTTTCACGGCCACCTGTTCCGGCTTTGGGTTCGCCTGTTCCGGCTTCGCGGCCACCTGTTCCGGCTCTGGGTTCGCCTGTACCGGTTTCGCGGCCACCTGTTCCGGCTTTGGGTTCGCCTGTTCCGGCTTCACGGCCACCTGTTCCGGCACCGCGTCCCCCTGTACCGATCCCATTGCCGTCAGTCCCTTCCGTTCCAAGTGGGGCGGTGTCCAAGCTCGGCGTCGTCGCAGACGCCGTCGGTAAGGTCGGCAAGGTGGGCAAGATCATTCCTGGCGGTACGCTGCTGGAATCCGGCGCGATGGCTGTTGAAACCTTTCAAAACGCCAAGACCAAGGATGAAAAAGCCGAGGGTTATGGTGAGGCCGCTGGCAACTTGGCCGGCACCATGGCAGGTGCGGCGGCGGGCGCGGCCATTGGTTCGGTGGTGCCGATTATCGGAACGGCCATCGGCGGCATGATCGGTGCCTACCTTGGCAGTCAGGGCGGTGCAGCGCTGGGCGGATCCTTGGGTAAATCGCTGTTTGGTGGCGAGGATGAAAAGCCCGAGGAAAAGAAGGCGCCCGTGCCGACCACGCCGCTCATGATGGCGTCAGCGGCGCAGCAAGGCCCGGTGTTGGGTGATGCGGCGCGCTCGATGGCGGTGACGGCGCCGCTCAAGTCGGCAGCGCAGGCCATTCAACCCAAAGAGCCGGAGAAACCGGTGCCTGCAAAGGTGGATCAGCAGTTTCAATATTCGCTGAGCATGCCGGTCACGGTGCAAGGTGATGTCAAAGACCCCCAGCGTCTGGCGCAGGATCTGATGCCACACATGCAGCGAATGATGGAAGGCGCTGCCAAGCAGAATGCCGCCAAGCTGTACGACGAACCCCATGTGTAAGGAGGCCTCATGGCTTATATGGAGAGCATGCAATCGGGCCTGAAGTATTTGGTCGAGGCAGCGGAAACCGGGCGGCGCAGTGCTGACGGCATGCTGACCCCGGTCAATGGCGCGATCCGCGAGCTGACCGGCGCCGCGTCCGAGTTGGAGAACATCCCGTTTGTCGGGCCGGCCATCGGCGCCAAACTTCAGCGGGTGATGCGCGGCGTCGATGCGGCTCAAGCCAAGGTCGGTCAGGTGGCGGCGGTGTACGGCCGCGCCACCCGGGCGGCGGCCGAAGTACAGGAGCGGCTGGGCACGTTGAAGGAACAGGCGGGCAAGGCGGCCACGGCGATCAACAACGTCGCCGGCAAGGTGAGCCCGTCGCTGGCCAACATCGTGCCCACCAGTTCCTTTGCCGTGGATGCCACACCGGCGCCGGAGGCGGTAAAACCGTTCCCGCACCTGATGATTATCCAGCCGCGTGATCCGAAAATTGAGCCGTATTACTTCAACCTGGACACGGCGGCCTTTGATGAGCTGAGCCGTTCGACTGAGTTCCGCTGGGCTTCGCAGGAGCGGCTGACGCGCCGGCCGGCGAAGCAGGCCATCGGTATGGGCGATGAAAAGTTGACGCTCAAGGGCACGATCTACCCGGGCTTTAAAGGTGGCTTGAAGCAGCTCGACACGTTGCGTTCCATCGGGGCCAGGCTTCAACCGCTGACCATGACCACCGGTTATGGCGAGGTGATCGGGACGTGGTGCCTGAAGACGATCAACGATGAACAGGGCGCGTTTTTGCACGGCGGCATTCCCCGCAAACAGGGTTTCACTTTGGAGTTTGAGCGGTATGGCGAAGACATGCAGGACGTCTGATGGCGACATGCTCGATGTCATTTGCAACAACGTGTATGGCCATCTGAATGGCAGCGTCGAGGCGGTGCTTGATGCCAATCAGGGGCTGGCCGATGAGCCTCAGCCGTTCCGGTATGGCGTTGTTATCGTCCTGCCGGATCTGCCCAGCCCAACCAATGAGGGCGTGAGCCTTTGGGATTGACCCGGTGCGATGCATTCGCCGGCGCCGCGCCGCGTTACGCGTAACGATACCTTGTTTTTCTGACCCGCCTTGTGCGGGTTTTTTATTGGAAAAAATCATGACTCCAATGTTTCGAATTGTCGCCGATGGTGCCGACGTCACGGCCAAAATCAATGATCGGCTGTTGTTACTGCGCACCTCTGACAAACCGGGCATGGAGTCCGATGAGTTTGAGTTGCGTATCGACGACCGTGATGGTCAGGTGAAATTGCCACGCCGTGGCAGCTCGATTGAGGTCTATCTGGGTTATGCCGAAACGGCCCTGACGCGCATGGGCCGTTACACGGTGGACACGGTCGAGGTCTCGGGGCCGCCGGATACGATAGTAATCAAGGGTAAGGCCAGCGACATGCGGGGCAGTGGCAAGACCATCCGCAGCGGGAGCTGGGAAGACGTGCCGCTGTCGAAGATCGTGGCCGACATCGCCGCGCGCAATGGCTGGCAACCGGTGTGTCCGGTCTCGACCAAAGTCGCGCGGGTCGACCAGCTCAACGAGTCCGATTTTAACTTCATCACCCGGCTGGCCAAGCAGTACGACTGCACGGCCAAAGTCGCGGACGGCAAGTTGTTGGTGATGCCGCGCCAAGGTGGTCAGACCGCAACCGGTAAAGCGTTCGGTGCCATCACCCTGACGCGTAGCGACCTCAGCCGCTGGCAATTCAGTCTCGGCGATCGCAACTCGCATAAGGCGGTGGCCACCAAACACCAGAACAAGAAGGACGGCAAGCTGGCGGTGGTCACCATCGACAACGACGACGCCCCGGACGGTCTGCCGGCGGTGCATACCGATCGCCATATCTACCCGAACAAGACCGCCGCCGAAGCAGCGGCCAAGGCCCGTCTGTCAGCGTTCAATCGCTCGACCGCCGACGTTCGCTTTGAGATGCCCGGCCGCACCGACATTTTTGCCGAGCGCCCGATTCTTGCCCAAGGCTTCAAGGAAGGTCTTGATGGTGAATATCTGGCGGACTCCGTTGAACAGGTGTTCACCCAGTCCGGCTGGTCGACCACGGTCGAATGCAATGCCGGCAAAGCAGGTAAATCCAAGGGCAAGAAAAAGAAAGAGAAAGAGGCCAAGCCACCCCTCAAGGTCGTGAACATCGAGAGGCAATAAACGCATCCTATCGCCGCCTGAGTGCGGCTTTTTCATGTCTGGAGTTTGTATGTCACTTACTCAGCAGCAGTTGCTGCAGATCCTCCCTAACGCCCGCCCTGTCGCGGGCGTTTTTGTGTCTGCGCTGGCCATGGCCATGACGCGGTTCCGCATCACGTCACCGTTGCGGCAGGCGGCGTTTATCGCGCAGTGCGGGCACGAGTCGCAGCACCTGACCAAGTTGTCGGAAAGCCTCTACTACAAGGACGCCGAGCGGGTTGTGGCGCTGTTCAAAACGGGGTTCGACAAGAACCGCAACAGCCGAGCCGAGCCGGCCGAGATCGAGGACGCCAAAGGCTACCTGCGCAACACGGAAAAGATGGCCAACCGCGTCTATGCCAATCGCATGGGCAACGGGCCCGAGGCCTCGGGGGATGGCTACCGCTACCGGGGGCGCGGCCTGATCCAGATCACCGGCCGCGACAACTACCGCCTGTGCGGCAAGGCGCTCGGGTTGCCGTTGCTCGATCGGCCCGAGCTGCTGGAGCAGCCGGAATATGCCGCGCTGTCGGCAGCCTGGTACTGGTGGGATCGAGGACTTAACGATCTGGCCGATGCCGGCCTGTTCGACGGGATCAGTCGCACCATCAACGGTGCCGACACCGGCCGTGTTGAGCGGCGCGAACTGTGGGCCAAGGCCAAGGCGGTGCTATGTCCATCCTCGATCTAATTCCGGCACCGCTGCGGCCGTGGGCGATCGCCTTGGCGCTGGTGGCGATCGCCGGCGCCGGCGCTGCTGGCAGTTGGGTGTTGCAGGACTGGCGTTACGGTAACGCGCTCGCCGTGCAGGCCCGGCAATCGGCCGAAGTCGCGCAGGCGGCGGCCGAGGCCATGGTGGGCGCGTTGGTGATCGAGCAGGACAAGCGCCTGGCTCTGGAGAAGCGCCTGAAAAGCAGCGATGACAGCCATTACAAGGATCTAACCGATGCAAAGAAAACTCAGCAACGCCTGTCTGATCGCCTTGCCACTGCTGATGTCCGGCTGTCAGTCCTACTCAGCAGCACCGCCGCCCGTTATGACGGGGTGTCAGCCAATGCCGGCGCCGGCGGCGTGGTTCATGGAGCCGCTAGAGCCGAACTTGACCAAGCGCATGCTCAACGAATTGTCGGCATCACCGACACGGGTGACCGTGGACTGATCGCGCTGCAGGCCTGCCAGTCCTATGTCAAAGTCATCACACAATGACTTGTACTCGCAGAACGCTGTTGCTTACTCACACCCTTAATTCACCTAAGTCTTTCGCATACCTACTCGAGAATAAATCAGATATGCAACGTAATGAATATATTGCAGGGTAGTAATGCTTCTATTCGCTACAGTATTAGTAGGTGGAGAGTTGCACCCCCGTCCACTCTGTTGGAGCAGGAGGGGTGCAAACCTGTCTGCGTTAACTATTCTTTAGAAGTCGTTGTGTCGTTCTTGGGTTTCCCTCCTGGAGTGCAGGTCTGCAATGAATAGGTAGTTTGACCATATTACACCAAAAATCGCAGAGCTCTGAATCAGCGTTAAGAAAACGACAAATGCAATTCCTGATGATTCAAAAATCAAATGATTTGTTATGTAAAGTGTTGTGCTGCTAATCATTAGTTTTGCAAAAAAAACTAAAGTTATTCCAGTGGCTACAACCGCTGACTCCAGCACACTTCCGACAATGCTTTCCAGTCTGCGCGTGTCTTCAAGAGTTTTTGTGAAGTCCGCTATCTTTATTTTATCTGGATCTTGAAGCCTTTTTATCGCATTTGGATAGACAAATGCGATCCAGATTCCCATGATCGTAAATACCATTCCCGAGACTGCAAGTAGAATTGTGCAGTAATCCTTGTAGTCGGTATATGATATGTCAAGCTTGAATCTATAGCTTAGTATGCCGATGGCTAAAGAGAACACAGCCATGACAAATATTTTAAGCATTCGCTGCCTCCTGTTGCTGCCTTTCGTCCTTTCGGATTGGTTCTAGATAGACATCCCGGTTGGCTAGGAGGTACTTATATAAGTCCTCTGCACCAAAAATATCGCTGTTTCCATCGTCCAATGAAATGCTTTGTGTCAGTCGATACTTACTCGCCCAAACTATACTATTGGTGCCCTCCACCGCAAACCCAGTCCTTTCCCATGAACCTGGTTCGTGATCTTCAGCATAGGCTTCGATGATGCGTTGTATTTCAGCTTCTGTCGGTTTAGATTCTATACGAAGTTCAACTTGTCTGCTGGAGTTGTTTTCAGCTGACGTGTAAGGAACTTCGAATCTCTGGAAGAATTTTGCAAATCCGCGTCGCTTGTCAACAGATTTTATTGAAACAGTCTCCCTTTTTATTATGTGAGTAACTTTTTTTGCCAGTTCTTTCATTTCGAAGGACGAAGTTGCCAGGGACTTCATTGATATATCGAATTGGAACGAATAACGATAATTGTCATCCTTGTCCGCAGGGAATTCGATTTTCACGAATTCTTTTTCTGTTGTTATTTTCTTTGCTTCAGGTAAGTCGACTCTCAAATTAATGCATCCAGTAATCCACTCTTGAAACATCTTGGAGTCGGTTCTTGAATTGTCAAATTTGATAGATGCGATCATGTTTAATTCTGGTATTACCCAGTAGTAGCAGGGCCGGCCCCAAACCATAGGTTTCTTGCTATTGCTTTCTGTCTGCTTGATAGCTTTTTCGGTCGTTCCGTCCGGATTGATAGTAATACCATACAGAGGCCCATGACGGTCGCTATCTCCTTTCCATAATACTAGAAGATAATCCCCGTTTTCTTCATTGGAATGCACTTCATGCCAGTAGCATGGAGTTTTATTACGATGCTTTCTAGCATCCCATGGATTGGTTGCTTCGAAATTTCGGCCCTGTTTCCAAGCAGAAAGTTTAGAAAACGTTTCAGCTAGTTGAAGTGACTTTGGTTGATCGCTAAATAATCGGTACAGACCGCATTTATCAACGTTGAAGAAATTAATGTAGCCACTCTTGAGCATCGTCTTATCCTTGCGATTGTTTTTGACTCCTGTCACGATTTCGTTACCTTGCTTCGTGAGGAGCGCGCCAAAATATCATCGATTGGTGGCTTTCTGCTATTTCATGGTGGACAAATACCTCCTGCTTGAGCTGTCAGCGAGTCTTCATGGCTCCAAAAAAAATCAAATCGAGCTCTCAGCGTAGACCAGCTGATCTGACCTTTGTCACAAATTTTACCGGCGCAGCCCCGGCAATCATTCCGCGCACTGGAGCAATCGCCGTAGGGAAGCCAAAAGCAGGATGCTGTCAAACCGGTTGAAGTTATAAGTTTTCAACACCTCGCACATGCCACCATCCCTTAGCCACTTGTGCTGCATCTATAAAATTTCCGATAAGCGTCAGCGTTGGGGAGGGGCGATATTGAGGGTCGATGGCGGCAATCTTTCTTTGATGCGATTTCAACCAAAAGTAATGGCGTCCATTCATTTGCAGAGGCAGCTAATCCTTCCGGTTTTCATCGAGAGACCAAGCGTCAACCGAACCCCGTCGGTTTCGGAGTAGATCCTCCCGTCGTAGGTAAAGGTTGCGCAACCGTTTTGGTCGAGTGAGTTCAGAGAGCTCCTCGACGGTTTTCCAATGGCTCGCTTTCCGCATTTGTACAGGTCAAATAGTTGAAGCAGGTCGATGAGAGTTTCGTCGAATAATGCTGCCGCCATTTCATGAGGAGTTTTTCGTTTCCCAAAATGTTCTGCATACGGAAGCGCGACAGCCTGTCATCCAGGCGTCATCAATACGGCAAGAGTCGTCTTGATGAACTCTTCGTTCTTGTCGATCACCCAAAGTGAGGAGCGTACATTTTCGGCTACATCAGCGGATCCCCCCGCTGCTCTACCCAAAGGGTCAGCTCCATGATGGCGGCTTAAAGTGCGAGTTGGTTTTCGTTGATTTTGAAAAGCAGGGAAGGGAGCAGGTCGGAATTAGGCATGGGGTGTCCTCCTTGGAAGAACCCAGCGTAGCAGGTGTGGCAAGAAGCAGATTGAGGTTTGATTGAAGTGAGGCAGCCGACGACGGTAATACCAGCCAGCCTCGAAACAGAAAATTACTTGCCTTTAGATGGCCCGTTACCGCGACCGCCTCCCGAAGGCTTTCCTGTAGTGCTGGGAAGATTTGCTACCGGTGGAGCTTTCGAACCACCGGATTTATCTGCAGGTGCCGATCCACTCTTACCCTCGCTTGATTTTGACATCGCCATCTCCTTGGTTTTGTGAGGAAGGGGGTTGCCGGTTAAACGATAGTAGCTTTTGGGGCGGGGCGTGATTTTTTGTTCGGCGGAACGCCGGAGGGAGGAGAAAAATGTGTGAGTTATGGAACGCGTCCCCAAAAGTTATGGAACGTATTCCATGAAGCGGTGTTTTTTGAAAACCCCAGAAACGACAAAGCCCTGAATAATCAGGGCTTTGTCGGTACCAAATATGGCGGAGGCGATGGGATTCGAACTCATGGACCTGTTACAGTCGACGGTTTTCAAGACCGTTGCCTTAAACCACTCGGCCACACCTCCGTTGCGTTGCGGGCGCCATAATACCTGAATGAAACACA